ACTAATATGTCTATCCTCATGGTCACCAGTTAACTCCATAGCTTTAAACTTGGAATTTTGATCATATTTATAACGATGCCAAGCATACATTAAAGGAATATGCTCATAATCATGCATATATGCATATGCAACTGATTTAACCCACGACATACCCTGAGTGTAATTATAATTCTTGTCGCACCCATAAGCGCGAGATAAATTGCGACCCAATTTCTGTGTTAAAATATGGGTTTCAACCCCATCAACTACAGCAGGTACGAAATAGGACGAGCAAAATGTGAGAGTATAATTTGTTTTTTGTTCTAGTCCGATTATAAGACCAAGACTACGGATGATAGCTACATAAGGTAACTCATTAAGAACAAAACCATCCAAACAAATAGCTGTGTCATCCCCCAAGGCAAGGATGTTAATAACACCAGTTCGCAACGCATATATAACGCCGTCAACTCCTAAATGATCTGCGAACATTTTACCACCTAACATATTGGTTTGTCGTGATAAAGCAAAACACTGTACTAAAACGTTTATTATAGTGTTCCCGACAGATGTATTTTGATCACCTGATTTACGGGTACCCTCGCAAAAATAGACGACTTTGTCAGATTGAGACACATCCTTCTCCGATTTGATGTGTATAACGCCGTCAGTTGTCAATTGCCAATTGAGCCAATCCTTGAAATCAGCATCATTTGGATTGAGCATTTCATAAACCATAGCTTCTACAGTCAACAGATATGCACTGGTCGACGCATCGAACCGCTCATAGTCTGTGTTGTAAAAATGTGGAGCCGCTAAGGTCATCATTTTATCCATCCATGCTCCTACGGTTACTTTATTTAAACCCGTGGAGAAATATGTTATGCCAGTAAGGCGTGCCCCGAACTCCAACCACTTAGGTACAAAGTTCCACAATTCAGCTAATAATTTCGATATTCGCTTAATACGGGGACCTCCCATAACACTGTACTTGGGATCACGTTGGGAAACTAATCTAGGATCCTGACGATGTATAACTTCACGACGCTGCTTAAGATTTAACAGCTCCGGTTTCATGAGAGCCTCAACCCTCAATTCCTTAACTTTTAATATGCCCTGGCTTTGATTATCCTCTTGGGCCTTTTTTGCTAATCTTTTCTTACTTGATTTTAAGGATTCCCACCATGACTCACGAGACATGGCAGTATAGTCTGAGATGTTTATTATATGATTAATGTTCGCGCGCACCCATTGTAAGAAACCAATGGCAACACGCGGATTATACAGTGACAAATGTGCCAACTGTCTATTTTTAACAGCCTTAACAGCATTGCATAAACAACTCTTAGGCCATAACACATGATGGTTGGCACAATCAGAGTAGGTATACCAATACTTCTTATCATTTTTATTGCAATGTGGACCGTGCACTACGCATCTAGATCCTGGCTTGGATGGACGGAATGGGAGATCATTCCGTAAACAGACCTTAGCTATACGTTTAATGTACCGTTTGACGTACAACCATTCTAAGGCCTTTTGAATTAAATTGGGCATGTAAAACCACAAAATACGATGATGACGTATGTGGATTACCCCTTGTTGAGACTCACTCAATGAGCTATACAACTGATATTCACGAAGATAAACAGACTGTATTGCTAATGATTCGGTTACTGTAAATTTAACCTCATTGGTGGCTTCAATTACGGCTATCGCTGCAGTTATACGTGATGCAACACGGTCTTCAAGCATTGATCCCCTAGCTTGCACTAGGCAACCATGCATGGCAGACATGCTAACGAACGTGGTTTTACATAAAGTATAATCACGTAAAAAACAAACGGTTCGGGACGTATCCACCCACACTTTAATACCACTTTCCAAAAAAGGGTAAGCATTAATGCTATACCCATGGATGTCCGAACTATAATCCATATCAACTGAGCTTAAAAACAAGCGTTGAATGGCATTCAAAAACAAATAACCCAAATGAAAAGGGTTTGCCGCATTTAACAACGATCTTTCTCGAAGAAGGATGTCGTCAGTTATCAAAAAATTACCATATCTAAAAACGCTATAATAAGCATTTGCTTCCACCAATGTCATGATTAAGTGGGTATTAATGGTAACACTAAATGCGCCGTCACTAGATTTGCATCCAGTACCAGTCAGAAGTAGCATTAATTTACTACTCTGAGGATCAACGACCTTCGGCTTATTGACCATGATAACATGATCGCCGGGAACATGGTCACCGACAGTGATACTATACTTCTCACACAGTGACAAAAATAAAGATTTGTCGAGTATAGACTCAGACAAGAACATGTAATCACATTCACTGACTAATGGATAGGTTGAACGTCTACTAGACACATACCTTGCATTACGGCCAGCTAAGCGATCACAAGCAAAAAAAAATAACAAAACGAAATGAGTATGCCAATAAATGACATTAAAAACTCGAACGGATGTAACAATAACGACAAAAATGAGAGCAGTACATCAACAAAAAATGTGTAAAGCCCAATAAAAGATAAAACGACAAAGTAATACACAGACATAATGATTACAGAAATCACATGTCTGGATACTACAACAACTTCAGTAGGAACCCTAATTTGTTCCACACTGGAGGTGTTAGTAACATTAACATAAG